GGAATGGGAAGTTAAAAATGAATGATTTTTTGTCCACATTAGGATTGATAGTGCTTGTAATATTGGTAATAGCACTTGCTGGGTTTTTAAATATATGGGCTTTGAATACATTGTTCCCAGTTCTTGCTATTCCTTTTAATATTTGGACTTGGCTTGCCTCAATGATCTTATTTGCTAATTTTGCTAGAATTAAAAAGGATAAAGAATAATGTTAACGGAACTTAAAGCTTGTTATTCTCCTCAAGATCTTATCTTTATTGTGGCTCTGTTTGTACTTGCCATGACCTCAGTGGGTGCTTTTGTCGTTCTTATGACTCATGCTATTAAAGGGGCTCTGGAAGAAGTTCGTGATATTAAGGAGCGAAAATCAAACACATAAATACTCTAAAAGGGTATTAAATGGCAGCTATACACGAACAACCTGCAAATATTAATTTTTTATCTCCGTTAGGGTTTAGGTTCAAGCTTAAGCGTGCACCTAACCTTAACTTTTTTGTTACTGATGTTAATCTTCCTCTAATAAGTTTAAATACAATAGAGGTGCCTACTCCTTTTAAAGCCTTCAGTATTGCTGGTAATAAACTAGAATATGGGGACTTTAATATATCTTTTAAATTAGATGAAGATATGTCAACATATTTTGAAATATATGATTGGCTTGTTTCTATTGGTTTTCCTGAAAATTTCAATCAATATAAAGGGCTCAAAGAAGCTCAAAAAGGAACACCAAACCAGTTGCTTTCAGATGCAACATTAACTATACTTACTAGTGATATGGTACCTAATATTGAGGTCACCTTTGAAGATATATTTCCAACTGGTATTGACAATATTAATTTTACCGTATCAGATAATGATGTTAATTATATAAGCGCCTCAGCATCATTTAAGTATAAAATATTTCATGTGAAGAAAGTTTAAATTTATATTATGAAATTAGATGAGATTTTAGAACTGTGGGCAGAAGACTGTTCTGTTGACAGGACAGAACTAGGTGAAGAAAGTCTAAAGCTTCCAAAGCTACACAGTAAATACCTTAGAATTTATACAGAAGAAAGACTCCTTCTACGTAGACTTGAAGGAGAGAAAAAAGAATTATTACTTCTCAAACATGATTATTATAGAGGAGTAATGCCGGAAGAAGATTTAAAAATAAATGGATGGGAACCTTTTAGGTTGTCTGTTTTAAAATCTGATATTCCAATGTATATTGATGCAGATCAAGATATTATTAAACTCAATCTTCGTATTGCAATGCAACAAGAGAAAGTAGACTCTCTTGAATCAATTATTCGCTCTATAAATAATAGAGGGTTTTTGATTAAGAATGCAATAGAGTATGAGAAATTCAAAGTGGGCGCGTGATAAGTTGCAGTTGCAAAAGATAAACGAAGTTTATCTGAAAGTAATTAGTGAACCTTCTGTTGTCCAAGAACTTTCAGATCATCTCACGTTTATGGTTCCTGGTGCTAAGTTTTCACCAGCTTTCAAAAATAAATTCTGGGATGGTAAAATAAGATTGTTGAACTCTTTAACTGGTCTCACCTATGCGGGATTGGTTAAGGAGATTTCTGAGTTTGCTCTATCACGTAATTATGATATAGAAGTAGATAAAGAATTACAGTATAATGGTATATTTGATGATGTAAATGAAGTAATAGAATCATTTAAAATTACAAAACAACCCAGAGACTATCAAATACATTCTTTTCAAACTGCTGTAGAGATGGAAAGAGGTATATTTTTATCTCCTACTGCTTCAGGTAAATCTCTAATAATATATTTGCTAGCAAGATATTATAACAAACTAGTAAAACAAAAAGTACTTGTTATTGTACCTACTGTATCTCTTGTTATGCAGATGAAGAAAGACTTTGAAGATTATCAAGGTAAAGATTTAGATATTCATTGCATTACTGCTGGTGTTGATAAAGTATCCACCAGTCCTATTGTTATATCAACATGGCAATCAATCTATAAAATGCCTAAAGACTGGTTTAATCAATTTGGTTGTGTAATAGGAGATGAAGTTCATCAATTCAAAGCTACCTCTCTTAAGTCTATTATGGAGAAGCTTATTAACTGTAGATACCGTTATGGGTTTACAGGTACACTAGATGGTTCTCTAACAAATAGAATTACTCTAGAAGGTTTGTTTGGTCCAGTTGAACAGGTAACTACTACAACAGAGTTGATGGATCAAGGTCATGTTGCTAATTTAAAAATTAAAGCACTCATACTACAGTATGATAAAGATACTAGACAGTCAACTAAGAAATTAAACTATCAAGACGAGATGGATTTCTTAGTACGTCATGAAAAGAGAAATAAATTTATTCGTAATTTAACATTATCATTAGAGGGTAACACTCTAGTTCTTTTCCAATATGTTGAGAAGCATGGTAAAGTACTTAATGATATGATGAGAACTAAAGATCCAGAACGTAAAATATTTTTTGTTCACGGTGGAGTAGAAGGTGATGACAGAGAGAGAATTAGAGGAATTGTTGAGACAGAATCCAATGCTATTATTGTGGCAAGCTATGGAACGTTTTCAACCGGTATTAATATACGAAACCTTCATTCTGTTATTCTTGCTTCTCCTTCTAAGTCTCGTATACGAATACTACAGTCTATCGGTCGTGGACTTCGCATTGGAGACAATAAGTCTGAAATGACTCTTTATGATATTGCTGATGATTTAAGAACAGGTTCTAATATCAATTTTACCTTACAACATTTCATGGAAAGAATAAATATCTATAGCGGTGAAGGTTTTGAATTTAAAATCTTCAACACGGAGATCTAAATGAAAATCATCCTTCTAACTGTACCGGGGTGTCAGCCAATCATTGGTAGCGTCATTAAAGAAGATGATGACTATATTGATATAGAACATCCAGTAATGATATTCAAAGAAGAACAGTTTGTTTTTACAATGCCCTATATGCCTTTTGCAAAAGACGGGATTGTTGTTTTTAATAAAGAAAATGTAATTAGTGTTGCTTCTGTAGAAGAAGAATTAGAAACATATTATAATACTGTTGTGGTAGATCTGAAACAAACAAAATTAAACATTAAAAAATCACCCACAGAAAATACCATTCATAAACTAGAGTCATCTAGGTCTAAAAATTTTCATTAATTAGTTGATTTAATTTAATTAATATGCTATTTTAATAGTTATATTAATTTATATTTTTTATTAGGATTTACAATGGCTGAAAAAGGTAAAAATAGTAAACATTATATAGATAATAAAAAATTCTATACAGCCTTACTACATCATAAAAGACAAGTAGTTGAAGCCAGAGAAGCAGGTAAACAAGAACCAAGGATTCCGTCATATATTGGTGAGTGTCTCTATAAGATTGCTACTCGATTATCCCTAAAACCCAATTTTATTAGTTACACATATAGAGATGAAATGATCTCGGATGGTCTTGAAAATTGTATCAGTTATTTAAATAATTTTGATCCTGAAAAATCTGATAATCCATTTGCCTATTTTACACAAATTATTTGGTATGCATTTATTAGGCGAATTGAAAAAGAAAAGAAACATCTTTACATTAAACAAAAGACATTAGAGAATTTTTATTTTGAGGGTATGCTAGCTGAACAAGCTTTTGATGAAGATAGTAAACCCGTGAGTGTCAATTTAGATAATGAATATATGAAAGGGCTTGTTGAAACGTTTGATAAAAAACAAGCTGAGAAACAAAAGAAGAGTAAATCCCGCCGTCAAGGAGTGGAGAAGTTCTATGAAGAGTGAAAAAATACATTTAGTACCACAAGCAGTAATTGATGTTGCACAAGGTCTTAATAACACAAAACAAGATAATCTTAAACTCAATTACATTATGAGGTTAGAGGCTATTCGTGATTATTGTGATGCTGCATTAAAGACATCCAATCAAACACAGACGTTTAATAATAAACCAAAACACAAATATTCACGTATTGGACTAAATAACGTATGAAGATTGCACTAATTACAGACACACATTGGGGAATCAGAAATGATTCCCCAATTATGCATAACCATATGAAGAAGTTTTTAGATGAAGTTTTCTTCCCTACTATTATTCGAGAAGATATTAATACTATTATTCATCTTGGGGATCTTGTTGATCGTCGTAAGTATGTTAACTATGTAACTGCAAGACGGTTACGAGAAGACTTTCTAGATCCAATTGATAAGTTGGGTATTGACTTGCATATAATTGCAGGTAATCATGATACCTATTACAAGAATACTAACACAACAAATGCATTAGTAGAATTGATTGGCGATCCAAAACCTTATAATGATGTAATTAGAGATGTAAAGAGATATCCCAAGACACATATCTATTATGATTCTGCTTGTGAATTGCATCTAAGTGATATATCTAAAATTCCAGGTCCCACTTTTGGTGACATTACTAAAGTTAAACTTTTTCTATTACCTTGGATTTGTGACGAGAATAGAGAACAAACATTAAAGCTGATTAATGAAACTACTGCACCTATTGCATTAGGACATTTAGAACTTAATGGTTTTGAAATGCATAGAGGACAAATTAATGAACATGGTGATGATCCTAAGATCTTTGATAAATTTGATCTCGTACTTAGTGGGCATTACCATACTCGCTCCAATAGTGGCAATATCTTTTATCTTGGCACTCCTGCTCAATACACTTGGAGTGATTACGGAGATACAAAAGGATTTCATATCCTGGATACAGAAACACGTGAATTAAATTTTGTTCCTAATACAAAACAAATCTTTCATAAATTCTTTTATGATGACATGAATAAACAAATGGATGAAGTGTTAGTATTTGATGCTGATTCATACAAAGATTGTTATGTAAAAATTGTCATCAAAAATAAAACAAACCCATATTGGTTTGATCTTGTGGTAGAGAGACTGGAAAAATCAGGTGCGGCTGATTTACAAGTCGTAGAAGATCATTTTCATTTAGATCTTGAAGCAGATGATGACATTATAAGTGAAGCAGAAGATACAATGAGTATTGTTAGAAAATATGTCAATGGCATGAACATCAACACTGATAAGAAAAGAGTTGAAAACATTATTCAAAACCTTTATATTGAAGCTCATAGTATATTATGAAAATTATACACATTAATCGTAACATCATTCAACAAAATGCTAAACACGGTAGACAAGAACCTGTTGTTCGTGTAGAAGAGAATGGTGTAGTCAAATATTGTATGGAAGTGATTATAAAAGGTCCATCTCGTATGGTCTACCGTCCTAAAAAACCTAGACCATGTGGTGCAAAGCTTTGGATTGAAACAGATGCTGAAGTTGAAATGATAGGTGATTGAGTTTGATATTTTTTAAGAAGATTAGATGGAAGAATTTTCTATCAACCGGAAATTCATTTACCGAAATTGATTTTAGTAATAATCAGACGACATTGATTGTTGGTGAAAATGGTGCAGGCAAGTCTACTATGCTTGATGCACTTTCTTTTGTTTTGTATAACAAACCGTTTCGTAAAGTAAATAAACCTCAACTACTTAATTCTATTAACAAGAAAGATCTTGTAGTAGAATTGGAATTTAATATTGGTTCACACATGTATAAAATTATACGTGGGTTGAAACCTGCTGTGTTTGAGGTATATCAAAATAATAATTTAATTAATCAAGACGCTGAATCAAAAGATTATCAGGATGTTCTTGAGAAACAAATTCTTAAACTCAATCATAAATCATTTTGTCAAGTAGTAGTTCTTGGATCAGCTTCATTTGTTCCTTTTATGCAATTGACTGCGGCTGCTCGTCGTGAAGTTATTGAAGATATTCTTGACATACAAATCTTTTCTACTATGAATAGTCTTCTTAAAGAAAAGATATCAGTTAATTCTAACAAACTTATGGAAGTAGAGTATCAATATGATCTTACATCTGAAAAGATTAAGATGCAAAATGAACATATTGTTGCTATGCAAAAGAATAGTGAAGAGCAGATAGAAAAGCTTAGAAAAGAACTAAAGCATCAAACTGATATGATAGAGTTGGAGCAAAATGAGATTGAACGTTTGGACACAGAAATTGTATCCCTCAAAACTACAATCGAAGACCAAGAACAGGTTAACAAAAAACAAAAAACATTACAAAGACTCGAAATACAGCTGGCAGATAAAATTACCAAACTCCAGGCTGACATCGAATTCTTTACATCACATGACAGCTGTCCTACTTGCAGACAGGACATTGACTTTCAGTTCAAGTGTGAGACTGTCGATGCTAAGCAATTACAGATTCAAGAAACCCAAACAGGTATTGAAAAACTCAAAGAAGAAATTAATATCATCCACGAGAAGATTCAACATATCGCTGATGTATCATCTAAAATATCTTCTCTGAATATTGAAAAGATTACTAAGAGTAATTCTATTTCAGGGTTGGTACAACAATGTAAGAAGATTGCTAGAGAGATGAAAGAACTTCAAGACAAGTCTGATGATCTTATTATTAATGACGATAAGATGAAAGAACTTGAATCTTTGATTGGTCAATATGCTGAACAAAAAGGTGAATTAGCAAGAGATAAAGATGCCTTAAATATTGTATCAATAGTGTTAAAAGACAGCGGTATCAAAGCTAGAATTATTAAACAATATATTCCTATTGTTAATAAATTGATCAATAAGTATTTGGCAGCGATGGACTTCTTTGTTAATTTTGAACTGAATGAAAATTTTGAAGAAACTATTAAATCAAGATTCAGAGACGAATTCTCCTATGCCTCCTTCTCAGAAGGAGAAAAGATGCGTATCAACCTCGCTATACTATTTACTTGGAGAGCGATTGCTAAGCTTAGGAATTCTGCTAGCACTAATCTACTTATTATGGACGAAGTCCTCGATGGTTCAATGGATAGTAATGGTACTGATGAGTTCTTGAAAATTATTAATAGTTTGACACAAGATACAAATACGTTTATCATTAGTCATAAAACTGATCAACTATATGATAAATTTAAAAATGTAATTAAATTTGAAAAGCATAAAAATTTCTCAAGGATTGCAGCATGAGTGAAGATATTAAAGAAAAACTAGATGCCTATAAACAAGGTTACAAAGACGGATACAATGACGCAGTAGAATTTTACATTGTTAATCCGAGGAAGAATATGCATCCTGACCATTTTAAGAGTCCAGAAAATTACAAATGCTCTATTTGCGGTATATCAGGTGTTCATTCATCTGTATGTTATCTTCCCAACTGTCCTTCAAGAGCATATTTAGGTACTATTGGTGCAGCCGGTAGCGATACTTTTAGTAACTATCCATTAGGAGCTAATGGTGGTACAAAACCAAACGAACCCTTAGTAAATCACCAATTAGATTACAGTGAATATGATAATAAAACCTACAGGAGATAACTTATGAGTGATTTTCAAACAAAATACAATTCACATCATAAGATGTGGAGTTATGTAAAATCATTAGTACGTATTGTTGCTTGTTTAACAGCAATGATTGGTGCTATTGGTTTCTGGCAATTTGCATTAATGTTCCTGGTTGCAGAAGTTATCGGTATTGTTGAGGAATGGGTATGAATATAGAATTACATAATTTTTTTCCTACGCCAGTTCTTGTTGCAGATTTCAAAAGAGATTTTTCTGTTGCTGAAAATGAATTTTTTAAAAAGCAAATAGACGGTGATTTGATTTATAATGGTTTTGAAGAAAATAAAAATAGTATTACTAAAAATACATATATTTTAGATGATCCTGAAATGGAAAATTTGAAATTTGATATTACAGAAATGCTTTATCTTTTTATAAAAAATATATACAGACCATCAACTGATGTGATACCTTATGTTACACAGTCATGGATCACAGTTACAAAAGAAAAAGAACAACATCACATACATCATCAT